ACCACCACCAGTGCAATAGCAAGGCCAGCAGTCGCGTATGACTTGATTGATAAGCCAAACATTACACACCCCCATTATTTTGCAAGCCTGATAAACACATGGATCTTTCTGCTTCTCTTCTGTTAACCAGGCCCTGCACTCGCTTACCTTTCACGTATGTCCATCTCTTTAATTCATTACACGATCCAATGTCATCGCCTGCGTTAAACTTCTTGACTAATGTTGAGTTGCAGAAAGCGGTAACACCTACGTTATAACTAAATTTAACGTAAGCATCATATTGCCCTTGGGTTAATGGCCTAGTGGTGCATTCTATTACGGCCTTTTCAAACCTAGCTAAATTGTTACTAAGTCTATCCAGCGCAGCAGGAACAGTCACTTTTTTGTTGGGTTGTACGGCAACAGTATTACCAAACCCATCAGTCCATATACCGCCAACGTCTTGATAAGGATTACTCTCGAAACCTTCCCATGATGCTAGTGCGATTAAACCTGCTGCCGAAAAAGCCACCGCCCCTCTAGCAATGCTATTCATTATTTATGTTCCATCCGTCTAAAATGCGCTACCCTGTCTTTTCTTTCTAACAATTTAAACACCCAAGAAATAATTAATCCTACAACAGCTACTATCGCACCAGTTATTGCCGCAAACTCATTAGCAGTAAGACCAAATATGATAGCCGCCCCTGAACCTCCGTAAGTGGCTGTGTGTGCGATAGTAGCTATGGCTTCGTGTGGAGTTGTCATTTTGTTTTTTCTTTAATTTAAGTTATGTTTTAATCATTCGGATTATCCAAGCATTAGGGTCAAACTCCCACCATTTCTCATGGTTATCCCAATTTCTAGGGTTGTTATGGTGATTGTTATGCCAACCTTCCCCTAAAGTAATTAAACTCGCAATCCAACTATTCCTAGCTTCATCCACCCCTAAGTCGTGTGTTTTATAACCATGTCTATGAGCCATGACAATAATTGCGCTAGTACTATGTAAACATAAACAAGCGGGTATCGCATACGCAAATATAACTAGGTAAGGGTCGATTAGTGCGAGGCCTATACAGTAGGATGCAATTATCCAAAAGTAATACTTATGCAGCATCTTTTGGAAACTCTCTTTTCTAATATCTCCACTTAACCTCAAGTCTAACTGCTTGATATTCCAAAACCCAAACCACGCTTTAAAGTTTCCCAGTAAGTAAGGACTATGAGGGTCTGCTTTCGTTTCGGCTGCCATGTGGTGCATCCTGTGCAGTGTTACCCATGCAAGTGGACTTCCTACCGAAGTCAGCACCCCTATCACACTCAAACATTTTCTTATCCAGCCTTTGGTATTAAAACTCCTATGTGCTAACAGCCTGTGATACCCAATGTTTATCCCAAGCACACCCATTGTCCAGTAACTTAATAAGGCTATTAAGGCGTACACATATAAACCGCTGTACACCACATAAGCAATGCCTAACAAACCAACTAAGTGATTAACTACCTGCAATGACCGCACTCCTGTATTGTGAGTCATGTTGTTGCCTTTGAAATATACTTGCAGAGGTGACCTGAGATGTCATACTTACCCTGAATTAACTGGCTAGTGTCATGGTGATGGGAGTTCTGGTAACTCTCACCGAATGTTAGTATATTCAGTATATGGCTATCTCTACTATCATCGTCTATATCGTAAGTCTTTTCTCCAACAATGTGACCCAATACTCCAGTAACCTGTAAAGAGAAGAACGACATTGCCGCAGGTAAAGCCCAAGCCCATATAACCAATTCTGGGTTTATTAAATATAGTATTCCCGCGTAAGCAGTTAGCAACCAAAAATAGTAAACGTGGGCAAACTTATGTGCCTTGCTTCTCAACAACGACACATAAAACTTAGCAGGTATAACTTTATCCCAAGGAGCAAACATCCATACGTAGAATATATTTTTACCATGAGGATAATAAGGGTCTTCACCCTCTGTATCTGATTTTGCATGATGTAATCTATGTTGACCACACCAACTGATTGAGCTGCCAGTGCTTGCTATAGTTCCAAAAAACAAGAGTAAAATTTCCCAAAACTTATTTGTCTTAAATGTATTATGACAAAATAATCTATGAAAACCAGCGGATAAACTTAAATTCATTAATGCCCAAACACCAACCGCAGTAAATAATCCCCACCACGAAAAGAACAAACCCGCCCCAGCGACACCAACAATGTTTGTTATTAGTAATGTAAATTTAACTTTTTGAAAAGTATTCACACTAAACCTGATATAAAATTGCTATAACAGCATCAGATACACCAGCACTAACTGTTACTGTGTCAGTGTTTTGGAAATGAATAATTCTATGCTGTTCATATAAGATCCCACTAACAGTGACACCCTCGTCTGCAAGGAAAATTCTTTTACCTTGTAGGTTATTAATAGTTATGGTATCACCAGCTTTTACGTCTACCACTTCACCCGTCCACTCTGCTACTGTGTCTAATGACATAATACAGTAAAAAATAGTGTCGTCTTTAACTGTGGCGATGTTAACGATTTTATCGTGCAAATCCCCAAGTTCTGGGTTGGGCGCGTAGAATCTAGTAGCTCTATCAAAGGTAGCTCTCAACTCCATGTCTGAGTTGTATATTCCTACTTCGCCTTTTGTTAGAAATTGAACCCCACCAGTTCTACCCACAAAGAGTGATTTAGTTGGGTAGACATCCCCCTTGTTTGAAAGCCCCTGAACTACAACATAGTTACTTTCTCTTGATGCGCGTATATTTTTTATATTCCAGCTTGGCATTATAGTATTACCTCCACATCATCGTAGCTGATTGGTGGTGAGTTTCTTTGAAGGTAGTCATCCATAGATTCACCAACTGGTTTCGTAGGTATGCTAATGGTAGATGTGGTTCTACCAACAGCACTATACTCAACAACCATTATTTTTAGATATTCATCTATTGATACTACATTTATCTCATAATTGACTGACATTCTATATCTCCTTGTTTAAACAATTGCACCAAGTCTTGTGCCTGTACTTACCCATGTTATGTCTGCGTCACCATCAATAGCTCGCCCTGCCGCTCCACCACCACCACCAGCCGTTCCACCAACAGCACCCCAACCACCACCTACACCACCTACACCACCATAAGCGCCAACTACATTGACGAGGCCTCCCGCACCTCCCGTGCGGATGCCTCCCGCACCTCCCGCGCCAGTAGTGCTATACGTTCCCGCCCCGCCAACGCCACCATTGTGTGTCCCTCCTTTAGTTGACACGCCACCAGCACCACCAGAACTATTTGTGTTGCTAGACCTACCACCTCCACCACCTCCACCACCACCACTGCCATTTGCGCCTCCACTAGTGCCACCTCCGCCTCCACCACCACCACCAGCTATTGTTCCTGAAGCATTGTTTATAGAAACGGCTGATGTTACTTTTAAGGCTGTACCTCCAGTTTGTCCATTAGACCCACTAGTAACTGTATCACCAGCACGACCTCCGCCTCCGCCAGCACCACCTCGACCTACAATTACCCCTAAGTTAATTAAGCTAACACCACTATTCCAGGCACCATCTATGGTTAGTGCTGCCGTTGAGTAGCCAGCCGTATTGCCAGAGAGGACAACACCAGAGTCAATCGTAGCAATTACTGCCGATAATTCATTCCACCCAGCAGATACAGCTAATGTTCTTAAATTACCATTCGTAGCATCCACAGAAATTGAAAATTCAAAGGTAGTGTCATTACTAAGTAATATTGACGGGATGTTTGCTGGTATCGTCATTAGCTAACGTCCAACACTACAGATACAAATACTCGTCCTGCAGACTCAACAAAGTAAGTCAAGTAATCAACAGCACTAGCGGTAGTGCTTAGAACTGGAGCAGTTCCACCTGCAAATTTATATTCAGTACCAAACGAAAGTAGTCTTGTACCAGTGGCATCTTGAGTAACCATAATTATTCCTGACTGCCCTGCGACTAAGTTCGTTGGATTATCTAATTCTCTGTCACCTGCTAGGGTTACTGAGTAGTTATTAGATAATTCTAAATCAAGTGCTATGTTTGCTCCATCGGTCAGGGCTACAACTGCACCTCGTTGTGCTTTTGACCAAGAATTAACAGAGTCTAAACTGACAGCATTTTCCCAAGTTGTACCTGTGCCATCGGTCTGTAAATACTTACCTGCATTACTGGTTTGAGTAGGTAAAGGCTCAACTGAGGCAGCACTTGCAGCAGCATTTGTTTCGCTTGTTGAGGCATTGCTTGCAGATGTAGCCGCATTGCTTTCACTGGTGGCTGCATTACTTGCCGATGTGCTTGCGTTACTTGCAGATGTAGCTGCATTTGTTTCTGCTGTTTCTGCATTTGTTTCTGCTGTTTCTGCATTTGTTTCTGCTGTTTCTGCATTTGTTTCTGCCGTCTCTGCTGCTGCTTGTGCTGCTTCTGCTGCTGCCTGAGCCGTTCCTGCTGCTGCTGCATCAACTACTAATGCCCATTTTGCAACGTCAGTATTTGAGCTAATCGGCAATGCACCGCTAGAAGTGTGGGCAGTAATAACAAGATAAATATTACTGTTTG